CGAGTACCCAAGCCCCCCGTCTGTATATTAAACAGGACCTCTAGGTGTTTCCGGCAGACCAGCCGGCCCAGAGTCCCTGAGTTTGTGAACGTGACCCATTGACTAATAAGTCAGTGTTCACTACACAGACGAGTATCCAGATGAGGCTCGTAATCACCATCTCTTCCCTTAGGTTAGGACGCAAGTAGTCATGCCTAGCCGAATTCACTAGCCAGCAAGGTTGGTCAACCTTACTGTATTAGTACTAGCAAACTCACTCCAGCAAAGGAGCTACGTTTTCTAGGTTCGGCAGGACAGCCTGCTTCGTTCGCCTAAAAGAGAGTGGTAGGTGATCCGAGGATCTCATAAAGATTTTCGGGTACCCGCGAGACTATGCTCTGAGGCGAATGGATCAAGAAGGGGGTTTGGAAAGCCTCTTCCCTGACCATATACCGATGAGATGCTGGAACCCTCGCACTTACTAGGACCCGGTCTACTTAGGTAGCCCAGTATCCTACTAAGCAAGTGTTAGGGACCCTACACCGCTCGCGAACATGTAGAACGTCGGCCCGGTTGGAAGCCGGACCGGACGCAATACTTTTCGCGGGCGTGGAGTAGTGTCCTCCACTTGAGCAGGGGCCACAGGTTTCACCGGAGGTTCTCACTTGCCAGAGACGAAGTCACGACTAACGTCGAGACACGCCTTGACAAGCATAGAATCCGCCAGCGAGAGCGAGTGGGCTGCTCTCATGGAGAACACCCCTTTACTCACAAAATACTTGGAGACACCTACGTTTAAGTAAGTGTCTTCAGATATATGTTTGTAAAGTTCCTCGTCATCCGGCCCAATGGCCTGAAATTGCGAAGAGCGTGCCGTCGTAAGAAAGATGGCTTTGCCAAATTTCGTACGAAGGACCTCGCCCGACGCTTTTATCATGTCATTGAGCACGGTAACGAGCGGGTGATTCCCCCTAAGAGATGCTCGGTAGGACTGGACATCCAAGTCTGGGAACTTCCGAAGGAACGTGCCCGTTAGCTTAGCGCTAATGGCGTACGCCTCCCTTTGGAAGCGCCCAAAGTCTCGTTCGACGAGCCGTTTCGCAGCCTCTACCCTAACCAACCGAAAGAGGTTGTCTAAAGTAGAGCCCTCGGCGGATAACCGCTCGAGGTGCTGCGAAGCAGGAATACCGAAGTATTGCTCGATTCTCTCTCCGAGAACCGAGTGATCTCCCGTATTCTTGGCTTGCGCCAACGCGTCGAACACCATATACAGCTTCACGACACGGGTGGATTGCTCCACCTTGCCGTAAAGTTTGTATATGGCTGAGACTAGTTCCGGGTGCTGGCTTATGTCTAAGTTCCAACCATGGTCGCGTTGCGTGGATAGGTAATTGTGCAGAAGGGAATATCTCTTCCACACACTACTTATCCCAGCCACACTAAACCCTGTGACCTCGGACCCTTTATGGAACCACCTCTTAGCGAATTCAAATGTGTCTTCGGACACATGAGTCTTCTGCTCTGAGATGGGCATATCGAGTTCGGATAACAAGGCTTTGTATGACTGAGCAACAGCTGCATTGGCGATGACGATATCATCTCCAAGTATGACGTAGCTGGTGAAGTGGGCTATGCCCACCCTCATTGCAGCTACTCTTACGAGGACATGATGCGTCAACGCCATTGCCGGCCATGATGAGTATGCTCCCATTGGTTGTCCAGCGGCATAAGAAACCGATGGATTCCCTTTGGAAGAGTACTCATACCCAACAAGGATATGTGCCCAGGCACTCGCAAAATCCTCATCTACTACACGAGCAATTACCCGTCGCTGTAAGGCGATAGGCATACGATCGGTAGCATTTGAGAGATCTAGTGAGTGCAGTGGAGATAGAGAGGCGATCCATGTGAAAGCGCCCTGATCAAAAGTCCCATCTACCCTTCCGAGTCTCCGGAGTACCTTATTCAGGTGCTCATGGAGAGGACGGAGGGCAGTCTGAGACCAATAATCAAGGATAGCGATTACACGGGTCTTCCCCTCTTTATCAGGGAAGTAAGAAATCTTACGGAAAGATTTCGTCTTGGGAGGGAAAAGAGTGGCCCATATGCTCGCTAAGCTCAGTTCGCCGAAACGGCCTAGCAATAAAGCATCTATTACCTTGCTCAGCCTCGGACCTCCAACTAGTCGTATGCTATCGACAAGTTGTTGAGGTAAGAGGGTGAGCTCGGTGACAGATGTCAGTATTGCCTGTCCCAACGGACCTGACTTAGTTGACATATGGAACCGACTCCATCTCTTCTTCATAGGGGTGACCTTCAACTGTCTCAGAGCATGAGAGAGTTCCCTCTCCGTTATGGAGTCGGTACCTCGTCATGGTGAGATAATTGGAGTGATATCTAGGTGGGGATTAAGTTTCATCCCCCTCAATGACACTAAAAGTGTAAAGAGGAGTCTGATACCATCCTTACTAGATATCAGCTCTTTCAGGTCGGCTAGCCAGACAGGCCAGCCATCCTTAAGAGCGACACCTTCTATTGCGTCGAGTGGATGTCCTGTGATGTAGCGAGTCACTGCAAGCCGTGAACTTTTCACGTACTTAACAGTGAACGCTAAACCACGTTCATCTACGAGACGTAAGACGGTCTTGAAGTAAGACCTTACCTTACCTCCTTTTGATTTCATAAGCTCAGGAACATAGAATGTTAGGATTAACGTGGTTAACTCCACGATTAGTCGTAGTATTCTTGTTTTTGAAGCTTTTAAAAATTAAAAGGTTCACCGCTACGCCTGGTCATGCGTCCTTGGTAGGGTAGGGGGCTAGCCTTCCTCCAAGCTGGGACTACGACGACCCAAGACGTCATGAGTCAAGCGCGCGGGGCCGGTTCTCGGTTTCTCTGAGTACCGGCAAACTCAAGGTTTAACCTGGAGTTACCCAAGGCAGCTGACTCGGGCTTCATAAAGTCTTCGTATCCCCAGACCAAGGAAAGGTTAGAGTGGCTTTCCACACCACGCCTCCCCTCCCTATGGGTAAGGAATACGGAAGATCGCTCTATGCGGGCGATAAAGCTGCAGCTGTCACGCTGGGGGGCTTCACCTCCCTTCAGACGACAGTACATCCAAGTGACAGGTGCCAGGTTGGTAGGAGTTGTAAGGGATGTACTAAGAAGTAATCTCCACGCCCCCGTTAAAGGGTCGCTGTCGAGACCTTCGATAGGCCTCTTTCTTACAACCACTTCAACCAGGCCCTTGTT